ATTTACTTTGAACGAATCAAATGCTTCTGAAACCTGTTCAATCTTTTCTGGAGACGCAGCAATATACTCCTCTTTTACTTCATCAAGAGGAGTTTTTTTAGTATTTCCAAAAAAATCTGAAGGCTTCTTTAATGCCACTGTTAATATATCTCCTGTATTTTATTATTTATTGTCCTCTTTCAATCCATGTTTGAGCATCTTTGCTAGTTCTGCAGTAGACCCAACAAACAATGCATTGTTGACAGTTGATGGTCCTTTGGATTGTTTCTCTTCTTCTACCTCTTTAAGTTTCTTCTGCAGGTCTAATAATTTATCCGTTGCATCAGCAACATTCTTAATTAACTGTCCTGCAACTTCATATGCTCTAGGCATTTCACTTTCTTGAGCAAGTTCAAGGACTCCATTCAGTGCCTCTTGACCTTTTTCAATTATACTATATAGATTCCCTCTGGTGTACTCATAATCCTTTTTTACATCATCTGAACTAGGTTTTACATTATCCAACTCTTTTTTAACAACTTCAGCCTTTACAATTTCATCAGAAACATTAAAGGTGTCATTTAATTCGTCAAAATTTTTAGTCATCAAATAAACCCACCATCAAATCCAAAGTTATCACCTGGTTCAATTAGAGCACTGTCTACTCCGATTGTACCTACACTTGGCAGAGTTGTCTCTGTATAGTCAATTCCTTTGACTTCTGCACCAGCAACATGCTTCTCTGCCTTTGTATTATCTCTTCCTCTATCAACCGTAATTTTATTACCAGTTTTAGATCTAACAAATAATTCTTCATCTCCAATGAAGATATACTTATCTGCTTTGATTCCAGTGGCATCTGCAACTTCAAAGGTTTTTGCTGTTGCACTAATGTCTGCTGCCAATGTAGTGACAACATTGTCTGTGTAAGACTTGAGTGCTCTTGCGGTAGCGGAATAAGTAACCTCTCTCCTTGTATTGGTGGTATCTGTTCCAGTAAGGTAACTGACAGTAGACCTCTTGATGATATCCTTGGATGCAGACTTGGTAGGACCAAACAGATATGTCTTTGCGGTAAATCTTAAAGTGTAATATAAGACTCTTCTAGTAGTAAAGTCTCCCTCATAATCATCTTGCATTGTGACACTTTCTAGCACAATGGGAACATCTCTTTTCTCTTTAATTTGATCAACCAGTTCAATAGAAAGATTATATGATGGTTGAAAATATGGTAAGATTTGCTCTACAATTTGGAGTGCATCATCATTTAATTTAGTATAGATGCTTAACTCAAATGCCATGTTATAAGGAACTGGCATATATGATTTACGTGTCTCAGTTCCATCATCTTTGTCTTTTGCGATGAATGTCTGAGTGGTAGTTACTTTTCTGCTGGGATCGTAAGTAAGTCCAGTAAACTCAAAGGACATTCTTGGCAATGTGATTGCCATGGGTTTATTCAGGTCTGGTGACTGCTCAATTCTTGCTAAGAACTTTTGAGTAGGACCATATGCCAAAGGAATTCTCACAACGGAACCTTCTTGTTGGATCTCCATAGCATTAAACAGAGTTCCAAAACCGATAATGGTTTTTCTCAGAATCTCGTTGTAAAAGTATTCAAACATGATTAAACTTTAGACTATTACCTGCAGTAAAACTATTTAGGGTATTCCAAAAGGATTCTGCTCGCTGAAGTCTAATATTGCATCAGCAGCCGTTTCAATATCAAAGTTGTCTGCATATGGGTCATTATTGGTAGTTTTGTCAATCAATCTCAGAACTCTAGTTGCACCCGAAGTCGCTCCAGTAAGAGTCTCTCCCAAAGAGAATGAACCAGAGACAGAGGAGATTTCAAGTACATTAGTTGTAGAGTTCCACGATCTTACTCTTGCAGTCACTCCAGTTGTAGCTCCAGTAATAATTTCGTTGAAAATAAAGTCTCCACTAGAAGTTGAGGATGGATCGGAGATAGTAATATCTGGTGGGAGTATGTATTTGTTCCCACTATCAGTAATATTAATACTAGTAATTGTTCCTGCTGTACTAATAACAGAAACTCCAGTAGCAGTAGCTACTCCAACAACTTGATCAATATAGTTTTTATCTCCTACAGTGTTAGATATAGAAACTACAGGAGGTGTCAAGTATCCTCCACCGCCATAAGTGATTATGATTCCAGTGACAATACCACATTGATCAATACCAAATTCAAATGCTGATGTGGCGATCCCCACATTTGTTGAAGCCTGATTTAAAGTAACACTGCCAGATCCAATAGAGGTGACAAAAGTATCTGTTGGTATGAAATTATAAGTATCACTATAACCAACACCAAGTCTTACTCTATCTCCAACGAGAATATTTGTTGTGGTAACACCTGTGATAATTGTCGCTCCTGTACCAATAGTTCCCGTAGTATTAACTGAATTAAATCTAATTGTTGTAATACCAGTTGCTCTAAACGCTTCATTTGCTCCTCCAGGAGAAGCAATAAAGACAGTTGGAGTAGATGCATATCCGAATCCACTATTACCTATACTAATAGAATCTACTGAACCATCAACATCAATTGTGACCGTTGCAGTTGCTGTTGTTGCTGCGGTAGAACCAGAGAAGGAAATTGTAGGTGTAACTGTATATCCTGCACCAATTGTTGCTCCTGTTCCAACTGCCCATGGATCGGAGACATTGAAAGAAACAGCAGTAACAATACCAGTAATAGGGTGTATTGTTGCAACACCAACTGCAGTTTCAAGTGGAGTTATTGTTCCTATTCCAGTTCCAATTGTAACTGTAGGTGCAGTTGTATATGCTCTACCAGTTGTTGTAAAGGCAACAGAACCAGCATCGATACTGCTACCAGCAAGTCCAACTGTTGCACTAGCAAAACTAACTCCTGGAGATGATATGGTTACTGTTGGAACACTAGTGTAGAATCTGCCTCCTGTCGTCAATCCAAGAGCAGATATTGTTCCTCCTGTCAGATTAATATCATCAAGAGTTGCTGTTGCTTCAGCATTATTTCCAGTTCCTGTTGGTAAGGAGAATGTAACTGTTGGTGCTTGTTTATAGAATACACCACCAGTCGTTCCACCGGGGAACAGATATGAAGATGCACCAATACTAATAGGAGCAGAAGTTACACTTACACCTGCAGAAACCATTGGAGATTCTAAAATTGCTGTTGCTGCTGCTCCAACATGCTTTGGTGTTGAGAAAGTTACCGTTGGTGCTTCAACAAATCCTCCACCAGCATTTGACAGAGTTACTATACCAACACCTCCAACTTCACTAAGAGATGCAGTTGCAGCTGCTCCAGAACCAGTGCCATCAGTGGTACTAAAAGTCACTGATGGTGCAACTGTGTATCCTGATCCTGCATTTACAATATCAACTCTCTGAACAGATTGAAGTCTTGGATTTGCATTAAGATTGCAAACATTAATGCCACCAATCATTGTTGCAATTCCAGATGCTGTTACTCCTGACGATGGAGCCGCAGATACTTCAACTGTAGGAACCATTCCATATCCACCACCTCTATTACTGATAGTAAACTTTCTTACTCCACCAACTACAATTCCAGAAACTGCAGATGCACTAACTGCATTTCCGACCATAGTAAGTGTTTGAGTAACTCCCTGAATGGTGCTAATACCATCATCAGTTACCCCATCAGACTCATCACCTAGTAACTCATTATCAATATCTTCTATCCCTGTTGCAATTACCTCATCTTGATACTGGAAGAGTTCACAATACAGTTCATAAACATAGAGACTTTGTAATTGATAATATGGTTTCGCATATTCAATATCTTTAATTTCATAAAGACGATCATCTAAAGGAAACCAAATTAAGTCTCCACCCTTAGGTCTAGTGGAAAGTTTTACATTTGCCTTTCCTTGAATCAATGGAGTGATATAATTTTCGTATCTTTCTCTCGATATAATAAGTCTTACTTCATCTTTTGACTCAATACCAAATTTAGATAATACATCTCCTGCTCCAGAGTATGCATCATAATTATCCACATATGCCTCTATAGGCAGAGCTTCATCGAACTTAGACTGAACAACCTCTCTAATGACAGTCTTCTCTGTCATATATTTTCTTGGGATGTAGTATATGTCAACACCATACATCCTCAACTGTTCGTTGATTAGATCCTGAACAAGATTTTGCTCAGAAGAAGTACCTTGAGTAAAAAACGGATTTAACATCAGCCTATCATGTCAAGAGGTGGAAGTTCATAAGTACTCGACATTACCTCTCTAATCTTATCTAGTTCCTTTTCTGCATCATCATATATTTGTCTACCATTCAGTTCGATACCACCTGGAAGTTTTACTCCCTGGAACTTAATTAGATTCTGTCCCCACTGTCTCTTAATCAGTGCTGTCAGATAACGCTTCAGGAAACCATCATTATAAACTCTTGGATGATCATTTGGATTGAGTAATCTATAGCAGTCAATGACTATGTAATCATCTACACTGACGCTTGACCAGTCAATATCCAAGTAAAGTCTATCTGATCTAATATTAAATCTGATCTGTTTTTGTGTTGTCAATGCAAAGTCGATATCCTCAAGATATCTCTTGGTCATTGCATAAGTTAAAATTTCTGTTGATCCAAAGTAGTAAATATCATTCAAGAACAACTGATATTTAATACTGAACATATTATTGGTGGTTGTATTAGAACCATCAAAGTGAAATACTTTCGTTACTCCTAAAACTTCTGGAGGAACTTGTAAATAGTTACTGTTTTCCTCAAACTGAAAGGATACAGACTGACCATCAATCGTAGAAGTTGCGGTAGTGGTTACAATACCTTGAGGATTACTTCCACCTCTACCTCTTCCCCTATCAATATCTGCTTGAGTAATTTTATACTTTAAGAATGTGTTTGTTGTGCCGTCATAGTCGCGTTCCTGGAACACCTGGAGGGCGTCATCAACCAAATCATCAATCTGCTCATCGGCAACATTAATCTCCAATACAGGAGCACCTAACTGCCTCTTACAGTACGCAACTAATTCTGATCTACTTGCTGGTTGAGCCATTTATTCACCAGTTTCCTATGTGTATTTAGGTTCGTTGTGTGACGGTATTATATACATAAACATTGCCCGTTACCAAAGGATATGTTGTTGATCCTACAGTAACTAAAACATCATACATATATCTGCCTTGATCCAATGTCTTGGTTTGAGTATCCGTTAAAGAAACTTGCAATGTACCACCTAAAGCACTTGTTATACCAACACTAAAAGAAGTGTAATAGTCACTACCAGTCGATGCTCCAATACCAAGTGATTTAGCTAACTTTCCCGATCCAGTGTAACTTGTAAAATTAAAGGCACTATTTGAAACATTCTTGACATTAAAAGTTTGAGTAAAATCTGTCCCACCATATATGGTTAGATTTGCCCCGTAAGGAACTCCAGAATCTGGATCGAAAGTAATTGTACTAGATGCCATCTGGTTATCCTATGATTGCGATTGTTTCTTGCTGTTTATAATATAATTTTGCAAAAGACTTTGCAATATTCTTTAGCATGTCACGATCATCACAACTATCTATCTCAGATGCAATCTTCTGATATGCAAAAGACTTTTCTAATCCTTTGATTTCAATATCATTTGGGTCCATTGATTAACTCCTTTAGTAGTGACTTGATTTCATTAAGTTCATCCTTTACATTAGCAAGATCTTGCTCCATTGTCTGTACTTTTTGATTCTTTACACTTTTAGCATTTCTGCTAGCAATGTATTGATCATATGATACATTGTTTACATTGACTATACTATTTGTCTCAGGATCTCTTGCGAGATCCTTATGACCTTTTTGCGTGAATGTTTCCATATTATGCGAGAGCAATCACTCTAAGATTCTTCATTTGAGGAACCAGTTCTTGACTGGTTGATGTCATTACAAGTTTGATTCTATAAGATCTAAAGTTTGGAAGATCATCAATAGTAAATGTGCGCTCAATAAAGTCTGTATCATATGCGCTATACCCCTTCTTAATTGAATTTGCCACGAAAATATCAGGTCTTCCATCATTATTTTCTTCACTAATAACCTGACCATTAACATCCAAATTCAAATAACCTGGGAATGGTTCAAAGATTGGTTCAAATCCAGGATCTGAATTAATCGCATAGAATGCTCTAATATCAGCATCTGTAGGAATGTGAGCATCTACAAGGATTTTAATCGATGATGCAGGATTTTCAAGAGTTACTTCTTTAGAAACATACTGACATGCGCTAGGATCATTAAAGAGCGAATTTACTCTAGGATCTGTAGCATAATTAGTAACTTCTGAGTTGACTCTGTTTGATATTGCATAAACACTACATCTCTGGAGTTCAATTTGTGGAGTCAACTTAGTATTGGTTGTTCCAAGGAAAAGTCTCATTTGCATGGACTTATTACCTTCAATTGAATCCAACTTACGATCTTCATTTACCTTGGAGAAGACTGCTCTTGGAGAATCAAGGAAATTGTTTGCATTAAGGACAACATCTTCAAATCCTGCATTTACATAAGGAATTTCATTGCCACTAATACTTTGAGTAGTAACTGTTCTTATTTGTCCAGATATAGAGGTTCCTTCAACAGCAATATTGTGTATGGATGGTTTAATGATCTCAAAGGCAATGTTCTTACTAGCCTTGACATTATCTCCACCAGCAGCCTTCGATCTATTGAGGAACAATTTGGGGAATCCTGAAGCTCCAGTAGATCTATCATCATTATTATTAATGCCAAGAGTTCCAAGTTTCTGAGACATATCAAGTTTGATATGATAAGAATCTAATGTGATTGGATTTGGAACAGTTACTTCACTTAAATCATGAGTTGCATTAATTCTAGCAAGACTTACTCCCGCAAGTTCATATTTGTAGACTGGCGTGTCTATGGGATACGATTTTGGAACTGTTCCTCTAGAAATAGTTCCGCCGATGGTCGATCCTGTAGTAGAAGTGTATTCAATGACTTCTTCGCCAATTAAGAGTAATCCAGTGTTAGTTAAACCAACACCAACACCTTCGAAAGTAGAGAATCTGTCTCCTGTGCCAGCAGTTATTTGAATTGGATTTGTAGATGATTTATCATATGCGGCAGTCAATTTAGTTGGTTTAACATCAGGGAGAATACCAAAGATTCTTACAAAATTATCATCGAAATTCATTCCATGATTAACATGATTTACTTTAATGTGAAGTCCGTCAGAAATACTTTCTATTCCGTTTGATGGGATAGTAACATCTCCACCCTCAGCACTATTCAGTTCCCTATCAACATCATCACTATCAAGGAAACGAATAGTTCCAGCCGCTCCAACAGCAAATTCACCCTGAACATTACCAAGTATTAATTGAGATGTATGTCCAATACCACCCAATGTAAATCTAGCATTTCTTCCGACACTCAGTCCAGCAAGATCCGATGAAGATGGATCTGGTGTGGTAGCACTAATAGTAACTACATCACCAACTTGATATCCATTACCGCCATCATTATTGATAGTTGCTCCAATAGCAACTCCATCCTCAATAGTAATATTTGCAGTAGCTCCTGAACCATTTCCAGAAACTGCAACTAAATTTACTCCATTGTAAGTAAACGATCCATCTGCAGGAGTATATCCAACACCTGGATTGGTAACTGACAATGTGCCAGTAGCACTAGCACCAACTCCAATCAGATCTCCTTGTGCAGTTCTTTCTGCAGAAGTTCCTTGATAGAAAGTATTGCCAAGAATATAGCGATTATCTGAAATTGTTGTTCCCAATCCAACACGAATCTGATTTGAAGTAATATTTAATGGATTTTCCATTAAAGTTGCAATTTGCTTATTACCTTCAGAAAGTTCTGGACTATAAAGATCTATCGATCCAGACTCAACGAAGTCTGCTCTATACAGAGTAAACTTAAGATCTTCCCACTGACTTGCTTCCCATGTGGAGGCGTTTTGAGATTTGAATAGAGATCCAAGTGTTGGTTGATTAGAAATATAAGCATCAGATAAGATGTCATTTTCACCAACTCTAGAGATGTAAACACTATACTTAGTTGAGTTTGAAATCAAGCAGATAGCATATTCATTACCACCTTCCAGATAAACTGGAGCAGCAAATTCAAATGTAGTTGCCACAGATCCGTCAGTTGAAGTATTAACATCATCAGGATAAAGAATTACTTCAGAAAGATCAAAATACTTGGGAGTTGGGAAACCATTATCCATGGTTCTAATTTGCATTCTAACAGGAGTGTTTCCATCATCCTTAGTACGGAAGAATACATCACACTTCGTTATGAATACACCTTCTGGGTCTTCCTGTTGATCAACAAGGAAAGATTGTGCCAGGGGATCATACCAACCAACAATAGATTCACTTGTACTTGCCTGTCCAATATTTCTAGTTGCAGTAATTTCAGTATCGACAGTTCTATTAACGAGTTCGTCTTCAAAGAGTTTCTTCTGTTCAATTTTTGCATTCCTAATTGAAAGAATTTGATCCTGAACTGTCTCTAAAATACCAGAAGTTGGATATGCTTCTTCACCAACAGTAGTAGCAGAATCTTGATCATTATCTGGATCATTTGTTAGTGTAAATGTATTAGTTCCAGTTTCAAATTTAGGATTGTCTCCATTACCTGCATCAGGAATAAAGAAACTTCCTAACAGAGCCGAAGATGTATCAGTAATGAGTCTGACATTTGTTACTTCTGCTTCTGCTCCACTTGTTTGTCCAGTCAGTTTCATTCCTGTCTGGATATAACCAAAGTAATTTCCTTGTGGTTGATCTGCGAGAGAATATGTATCTACATTCAATGTTGTTGATGTAGAAGAATAAACTTCGGGAATAATTCCGCCATCAACATAAGGATTATCTGGATAAACCTCTGTTGGAGCGTCGTAATCACCTCTTCTATGATTTGATTGAGCGACTCTAAAGTTAATTCTAGGATTTGTGTCTTTTCCTTCTTCACCAAGACCTTTACTAATAACTCTTCCTTGAACTGTTTCTCCAACCTGGAATGTGCCAGAACTCATTGAGATTTCAATTAGTTTTGGTACACAGAACTTGGTGACATCTTTACCATCAAAGAAAGCATAAATTCTAGTGCTTGGTTTTAAGTTTGCTGCATAGAATTCAACATTTCTTGATCTTACATTAGAAATAACTTCAGTGCTAAGAACTTTATCGCCAACAGAAACTTCCTCAAAAGTTTCAGTAACTACATATTGCGTACCAGTTCTTTCCTTAATTCCACTTTCGATCGTATCAGTTACATCCTGCTCAATTGGTTGAGTAGTAGTCTGTTGAACCCATGCCGCAGGTCCACCCGATCCACCATTAATCCATCCACCTCGTCCAAATGTGCGACTACTAGTTGTAGTAGACTCTCTAGTATCAGTTTGAGTTGTAAATGTACCAGACCAAGTTGTCTCCCAAGAATTCCATACTTCAGGAGCAAATCCAGTTTCTGGATCGACACCATACTTTTCTTCAGCCTCAGACATGATCTGAGAATAGTTACCAATAGTATCGATTGTTCTTGCTTCTACTCTAGTTTGATCAACCCAGTTATCAGAAGCTGGTGTTAAGACAATTGTTCCTTGCCAGAAACTAATCAAGAAAGGAGTTACACTCTCAGTTCTGGTTGCAAAATTTTGTGTTATCCACTCAACATCAGAATAATCAAGACTGAGGATATCATTTTGCTTTCTAACATTAGTTCCATCTATAGCAGCAGTTCTCTTATCCTCTGTGGGATCAACATCTACGACAGGACCTGTTTGTAAGGAGAATGAGTTCGTACTATGTTTTGGTCTAAGAATCTTGTTAACCTGATCAATACTATTATTTCTACCAAGTCTCAAATCTTGAGTAGAGAATGATGTAAAGTTATCTACAAAGAATCCAGACTTAAATCTATTGAGACCGTTTGCATCAGGTATAAATTGATTAGCAGTATTTGTTTCAAGTATAGAAAGAGTTGTATAATACTCTAAGTTTCTGATTCTATCTTCAAGTTTCTTGATATCTTTCATCTGATATCTCTTGTACTTCAAGAACCTAACAGATGCTTGTTGTACATTATGAAGATATGGAGGATACTCTATTGTGGCAAGTTCAATTGCATTAGCAGGAGACTCTGGTTGTGCTCTCTTCGGATCGTCCGAAGGAGTTCCAAACTTCATTTGAAGTTTTCCGTCTTTATGTAAATAAAGTCTATCAATTCTTCCTTGATAATATGCATAATCTATGAAAATGGTTTCATTAGATGCAAGAATATTTGGAACAGAATTTCCTGTAGCATTGAAGGATCTTCCGAGGAATTCTAAAGGAGATCTAGACCCCTCAGATACTGTATAATTGTTAACTCTTGGTCTTAAATCAATGAGGTCTGTATTCAATACTCCGTTGATTGCTTTAACTTCAGTGGAGTAATCAAAGTCATTATAGGATTCGACAGTAACAATATCTCCATCATCAGTAGGATCAAATGATGCGGCCTTATAGTATACTTTAATTTTATTCTTCGGAGCGTCAGAATCACTCTTTCTGGTTATAAATCCATGATTATAGATTGTTCCTCTTTGTCCAGATCCAAAAGTATAATTAGATGAAATATTAAATGAAGTTGTATCTAAATCACTTACTCCACCAGAAATAGAAGATTCCTGGAATACAACTGTTTCTCCTTCTACAAACTTAAAGTTGTTCTTAGGAAGATATCTGAGAGTAGTTGCGTCTTTAATTTCTGCAAATACTGCAACTGCACCACTTGTTTGACCAACAATCAATTCTCCGATAACCATGTCACCAGTTGAGGCACTAGGTCCATTTAACAGAGTGAGAGACATTTCTGGAGCACCGAAGTTAGAGTCGGTTAAGTCAGCATCAGATGTTTCATATATTGCATGAATTTGAATAACATCTGGGACATTTAATGATATAACATTGTCCTGAACTCTAGTTCCGAATGGATAATCTCCATAAGTTAATCCATCATTTAAAGTAGTTGATCCAATTCCAGAAGCTGGACTGATAGATTTATCAACTACTAAAGATTTTACTCTATCTTTAATTTTTTTCTTTGCTTTTACATTTGTCTTTCTAACACTAGTAATAAGTTGAGCACCAGTGTCATCTGCTCCTAAACCTCTGATTTGAAGTTCTCTGAGGTTTGCAGAGAATGCAAAATTATTTTGGGTCAGTGGTTCAGTTGTTCCATCTGATCTGATAAGAGAATATCTTTCATCAGAATATGAAAGATATGTTTCTCCTTCTGGAAGAGTAACAGTAAGTAAACTAGTAGAACTTAATTGATTATTTGTGATATCTACTGTAAATGGTTTTCTAAGTATCAACTCAGCATCAGTAAGATCAACTGCAGCAATATTTTCATTTGGCAATTCTGTATAGAAAGTTGTATCAGATGAAGCATCTAATGCCGTAGTAACAACTTTAAAATCAGAAATAGTGAGGGCGTTTGTTGGAAGTTTTCCACTAGCTACACCAGGAACGGTTGTTACTCCAGTGATGGAGATATCAGATGTAGTAACACCTACAACTCTTGCTAAGATTGGATCAGAAGATGAAGAAAGGTCGGAATATTCAACTAAGTTGTTCTCTTTTATACTACCTGGGAATAATGTATTTGCACTAGTAACAGTACTAACTCCTCCAGAGAAACCACTAACCTCAGCAGCTCCTATGGTTAATACTGGAGTTTGTATAACATTAGCACTAAATGTGTTAATACCTAGTTTATTATTTCCGTTTGGTCCTTGTGCTATTCCGTTGTCAGAAAAGATAGATTTTACATCGGAAATTCCATGAGCAGTGATTGCAACAGCAACTCGATTTATTGTAGATACTTGTGTCGAAATTCCACTTCTAAAAGTAAGAACTTCATCTTTGACAAATTTACCTTTTTGATCATATACTGTTAATGCAACTCCAGCACTAACTGGACTTCTTAAGAATCCAGTTGCTCCGCTACTGCTTCCTTCAACATATGCGGGAATTGCCAAGTCAACAGAACTATTAACAATAATTTCTGTAAAAGGTTGTATGTCGTACAGAGACATACCCCATTCATTGTCTTGAGGAAATGTTGTATTGTATGAACCAGATTCTAGTCTAAAATCAAATACTCTAGCAAATCCAATTTCCTTTCCTGCCGCGACTTCAGAACTTACTCCAACTCTCTGGTTTCTTAAACTGACAATATAAGTATTTCCTACTCCAATAGTTGGTGATCGATAAACATTGTTTAATTTAAGTGTTGGACCAGTGCTATATGGGAAGAACTGATTTTCAATAGTTCTTGTTACTCTTGGTTTGGGTACATCAATAAAGGAAGGACTTATCGTTTCAACTTCATATCCTCTGACATATGCTTTGCCTGGTGATACTCTACAGATTGCCAAATCTGGACTAGGAGTAGATCCAGCAGCAGTGAATTGACCTGCTTCATATAATCCTTGATTTCCGCGATTGTTATTAAGAGAGTTTACAATAGAAATATTAAATGGCTTGACAATATAATGTCCACTTTCATCATAAGTTCTTCTTGCTAAGATATCTTCCAGATCATCATAGAAAACTGCACCACTACCCTTAGCACTACCTCTCTTGGTAGGTGTTTGAAGAACTCCATTAATTACGGTCGCTAATAAAATAAAATTATCGTCATTAAAGTCATCAAGTGACTTTTTAAAAAGACTTGTAGAAATTTTAAGTCTGTCTGCCCCTGGAGCGCCATAATTATTGAATCCTTGAGAATTATCATTCAAAGATTCATCAGTATTTGAATTTACAATCTCTTCAGAAATAAAGAGACCAATTCTGTAACTAGGAGTGTTTGTATATTGATCTAAAACTAAAGACTCTTTGTTTACATTTACAAAATTGCCACGGATGAAGTAAACTCCATTTTCAATTTGGAATACTGATCCTGTAGCAGTTGCATTAGATGGTATAGTATTTGCAAATGGAGTTCCAGCAGAAATAGTAGAGTTTCCGAGTAGACCTGAAGATAAGACTTGATTACAGGTCAGAGGCTCTCCGTCAGTGAAGGTCTGAGTGGTATTATCGGTTTTAGACGAACCTTGATATGCAATATAGAGGGTTAAGTTTCCTCTCTCGGAATCTGCAGAAGGAAGAATACTATCAACAACAGCAGTAACCCCAGAAACTTGTCCGGTAATCGTTGTTCCAACTAATTGATCAGCATATGCTTCGACAGGAACTCCCTGGAAAGTGTTTGCTAGTTGTACACAGTAATATAACTGGGAATAACCAGTATTACCAGGAATTACTTTTGCACCCTCCTTAAAAAAGTGCTGACCAAACTTCTCTATCTGATTCTGAAGAATCGACTGTAAAGATGTTAATTCTCTTGCCTGAACTGGGTATCCAGGCTTAAAAAGCACCTTGTGGTAATCGTTCGTCGCATCAAAATCGTCAAAATATGGTGCTACGTTTAGGTTCGTCTGCTGTGGCATAATTCTTTAGAACTGCAAGATAACTTTTATGTCTTCTTTTTGGTTTGACGATCTTGTAATCGAAGGTCTATTATCTACGTATATAATATTACCAGAATGCTGTCTTACCTCTGGGGATGCAACACCTGTAGTGAAATCCATTCCAAGATAATATGTACGATTATTTATCGTGGTTTTGTTATCGCTAAATGCAGCATCAATACTTAAAGGTAACCCTGTAGATGGAGTAATTGCTAACGATCCAGTTCCAGTTGGAGTTCCAGTAAAACTTTGCAATTCATATCCATATGTTGGATTAGTAACTCCAATTCCAGTAGATGTAAATCCTGCTAAAGTTCTATCTTGCCAAAGTTTTAAAACACCAGTATTTTGGTCATAATTTACAACCCTACCAACTGCAGTAACACCAGATCCAACTGTTTGAGTAACGAAGGCATCAGAAGTAAAAGTTGCTTCACTGTATCCTACCCCAGTCAGTTTTAAAGCAACTACTGCACTTGCTTTATCCGCAGTTAAGACTGATCCTCCAGCTGGAGAAAGAGGATTTTCTACGATACCAATTCTTGCGAATTGATTGCCCGTAATAAAATCTGGATTTTCATTATCACTTTCAATTCTGGAATACATCAGAACACTGTATGCACCTAATTCTCTGTAGATATCAGCACCGTGACCACCCTGTGGAGTGATGATGACATCAAAAGTTGGTCTAGTTGTTCCGACTGGAATTCCAGCAGCCTCAAAATCAAGAGTTCCAAAAGTATATCCAGATCCTTGAGCAGATACAGAAACTTCGTTGATTTTAGAGTCTCCGTCAATAGTAACAGTACATGTTGCTCCTGTACCATCTCCCTTAATAGGAACTCCAGTATATGTCTGATTTGCTGTTCCCAAATCAGCACCACGATTAGTTATCGTAACAATTTTAATAGAACCATCTACAGCATTTTCTCTAACTAGAGATGTATCATTACTAGTACTCCAGTCTGTAGGAACTGGCATGAAGTCTGTAGAATCAAATTTAGTAATGTCTGCTGGTTTGATAGTATAGAGATATTTCCAAATATATCCATCACCACTAGTTCCAGCTGCCTTTGGTTCTAAGTCCGTGAAAGTTGGTTCATCTAGAGATGGTCTACCAAGAGTATTTTCTGGGTTTGTTCCATTTTGTAGGCAAATATAAACTCTATAGTCGCTATTAAGGACATAGAAGTTTGAATTATATAAATTAGTAGATCCTGAAACTGGAGCAGTATTTGATCTACTATAATCAGGTCGGTACATATCATAGGTAGTGCCTGAAGACCAGATTCTCTTAGGAATAACCTGTCTTACATCAGTAGCGTTAATCCTCTTCAGAGCGATCATTGTATTCCAATAATCGTTCTCCTGATCAAAATTATCTTTTGGTGCAGGAGGAGTATCATTCCATGTAGAGGAATAGTCTGTCGGATTTGGAAGTCCGACAAAAGAATAATAAGAGTTGCTGACATCAGCAACTCCTGCGACAAATTTTTTCGCGTTTAATATTCTTACCTGATCAGTTATAATGGCAGCCATTTTTGACGGACTTTTTTACTTATTTATTACGAAAAATCATGTGAATTTTTTGAACCTAATATATCTACTTCTATAAAGTTTTGAAGAAGTAGATATGCCAGTCACCTCGTTTGTTCCTATTCCAGACATGGTATGTGCTGGATATGAAATTTCTTTGGTTCTAGCCTCTAGATTAACTTTACCCCAGGAGTATTCACCGAGGAATGCTCCAGTTGTAAGTCCAGGGTTAATTCCCAAAGGTGCCAGATTAGTGTTTACACTAACTTTAATTACATTTGTACTAACCCCAGCAATAACTTGAGTTTCAAGTTCCATCTTATTGACAACATATACATTATCAAGGAACTCTGATCCAATTCCAACTACCGTGGCATCATCAGTTGCAAGAGCACTTATACTTGTTGATGCTGCACCTATATTAGAGTTTCTTATGATGAAGTAGTCTCCTGTAGATATTCCACTTAAGGTTACTGCAGTTCCAACTAAATTAGTATCTCTCATTTCAGAATCTAAAGGAATGTGTAAGTGGAACATCATTCCTGTTGCACCGACACCAATAGTAGTAGTTCCAAGTCCAACAATTATTCCAGAATCTCCAGAATATCCAGTATTTTGTATAACTTCACAAGACTCTGTTTGTTCTGCAGGAGGTCCAATCAAGACTAAAGGTGGATTTGTAGTTGTATATCCACTTCCAGGATTGGTAATAGTAACTCCAGTAACAACTCCATTGGTGATCGTTGCCTCTGCAGTTGCTGTTACGGATGTAGAACCTATACCAACACCAACACTTACATCTGGTGTTGTTGAATATCCAACTCCACCATTATTAATTACGATTGAAGTAATAGTTCCAGCAGAAGAAACTACAGCAGTCGCGGCCGCCCCAGTAACAACTATTGGATTTACTAATTTTACTTCTTTTTGAATCGTGTTTCTGAATGTAGCTTGTGCATTTTCATTGTTAAGGTCAAACAGTGGTCTTAATCTATCAACATAGATCGCAGTAGAACCAACACCAACAGAACTAATAATATTTGCTACTGGATTAATGACAGGTTCATAAATTTCTCTATCCTTTCCAACTTCCTGACCATTAATAATTTTATCTTGAGTTTGTCTACACCAGGTAACTGGTCTTTCAAAAGTGGTATCAGTGGTGTTTCCTGGTCCAAAATATGGGAGAGTTTCACACTTATCAACATTTGTGATAGAACTGATTGTTCTAGCATCTTCTTGTTGATAGGGTTTTTGTCCTAAATCTGGATTATAGTTTAAAGTAACTTCATCTCCATATTTGATGGTTTCAATAACTTCTCTATCAATAACATCTAATTCGTCTCCACTTCCCTTATAGAAACAAATATTGAGAGTATCTCCAAGTTTCAATGGTTCTGTAAAGGTTATTTGAGAACCACCATTAAACAGATATGAATCACCTGGTTTTTGAAGTATTTCATTTACAAATACTAAGAGCAACTGATCGAGTTCAATCTTGGATCCCTTTGATTTATTAATAGATACTGGAATACCAGCCTTGACCAAGGGGAAGTCAATTCTAGTACCATCAATGAAATTGGTAACATCATCAAATGTGTCAAGAACACCCACAGACCATCCAGTAAACTCATCGTTGATTACTTTTTCAACTTGAATTTCAAATATATCTGTGGATACGAAAGAAGATGTAGTGGGAATTCCAGTGGTTCCACCAACAGAAACTGTTAGTCTTTCTCCATTACCATAACCATATCCAGTGTTGTTGATTTCAAAAGAAATTACACTAGATCCTTGACCAACAACAACATCAATAGTAGCGTCTGTTCCAAATCCAGTTGTTCCAGAAACATAATCTAATGGTAAATTAGTATATGAAAGTGGAGAATCAAATATGATGTCAAGTGGTTTTTTAACAGTTCCACATCTTGCATAGAAGTGTGCGCGAGTGGAAACACCAGAGTTTATTTCAAAAGTGGTATTATCAATGATTCTGAGAATATTTGATCCCTGTGATGCGGGATCAAATCCACTGGCAGAGTTATTATTTACTCTAGGTGCGATAATAACTGGTTGTGCAGTTCCACCACTTTGATAGTAAGTCGCAACTGTAGAAGTTCCAACATTGACCTCAAATTCTGTAGTATTATTGACTGCAAGAACTGAAGTTCCGCAATATGCGGGGTCAGTTGTTCTTGGATAAATGTGAGTACTAGCACCGTTATCCAAATCACAAGTCATTCCAATACCAGTTAACAAGACATCACTTCTCTGACCTGATATATTAAGATTATGTGGTGTGGCAGTTGTAACGGTCATAATGCCAGTGATACTGCTATATCCAACATTGGTTATATTGACTGCTTCAGATCCACTGTAATCGCAGGTGAATGCAATTCCAGAAACATTAATTGTTTCGTTTACAGATAATCCATGGGCGGTTGATGTTGTAATAGTAGTAACTCCAGTTACATTATCATAGAGTACATCTGAAATGCTGCGTGGAACATAGAATACTCTATCAGTTGTAATAGCAACTGAAGTTACATTACCATCAGTAGCAGTAGCAATTCCTATTGGAATACGGGTAGTACCATTAGAATCTGGAAGTTCTGCCGCTACGAAAATATCTGTTTGTATACCAGATCTATAACCAGAACCACTATTACCAATCGATACCGAAGTGATAGTGCCTGCAGCGGATACAACTGCTTCTCCACCTGCAGTAACCAGAGGCTGCAGTCCAAATCCTTCGCTAGATCCAACAGAAACCAACATTCCACCTCTTGGGAAGGTGCTTAGACCAACATCATTGGTAATGTTTCTAGCAGTTCCATCAAAAGTGATAGAGGTTATACCAGAACTTTCGGATAGAGTGAAGTTATTTTGCTCTCCAAGAACCTGGAATATATCATTAACCAATACAATTGCACCTTCGTTATTAATTCCAGTAATATCACTTCCATTAGACTTCAGAGTAAATTCATTTTCAACTCCATTGAACTGATCTGAAAGATCGTCAAATATGTAATTTTTATAGTAAGTCTCATTAGATGTATTCTTCTGAGCCGTTCTCATGAAACTTCTTCCTTGGAACATAGAACTAGTTGATATTCCAACATAGTCTCTTTGATCTGGGGGACTTGTTGGAGTTCCAACAGGAACATTTCCAAATGGCGCTTCACTAAATGTCAAAGTGTTAGCGACAATATTGTAATTTCCAACAACTTTTGTCACCAGATCACCAGAAGAAATTCCAGTTTGAATATTCGTTCCCATCCATCCTCTACGGACTGAGAGTCTGTTCGTGCTTCCAATACCAACACCCTCAACCTTCATGATTTCGCCACCAACCTTAATTAAATCTCCACCAAAGAATGAGGTGATTCCAGTAAAGTCAACAACATTATCTGTACTTACTACATCGTCCTCTAAGGTTGTTGTAACTGCCGTAGAGACTATTGGGGACTGAATAAGATTGTCAATAGCAACGAGTACTTTTGCATTTTGATTCGTTGCAGTAAATGTATGAGCAGCTCCAACTCCAAGAGTACCAACTGAAGTTAAATCGAGAACTTGTGGGATAGATTTCAGAGCATCTTCCGCACTTCTAGCAAGTTTAATAGTATTATCATTAATCTTAACTGCAAATATTCCAGTTGTAGGAAGTAATGCGGTAGTAAGTCCAGTAACTGGGAATGTAGTTAAAGCAATACCAATCGCTGCAGTGCTTCCAATGCCTGGGTTAGCATATTCAATTTGCTCTCCTGTAACATAGAAGTGATTTGGAATTGTAATGCTATTAGAAGAGGTATTAATACCGCTTCCAGTAATTGTTCTTTCAAAAATCTGGTCATTCTTATGAGTCAAATTAAATGATCTCTTAATATCTCTCTCAGTTCCAGTATAATCACCAGATCCAGTCTCTATAGTTCCATTAATAAAATCAATTGTATCTTTCGAATCATCTTCAATTCTAAGAGCATTTGTATATACATGAACAGTTGCATCAATTCCAGCAACTGGCGTAAACAGAACTTGAGTTGTTGCAGCAAGTCCAACGGAGTCGGCAATCAGTCTAGAACCAAAAGTACCGAGTCCAGAATGAGTTTGAATATTTGCCCATTCAGTATCAAAAGTTTCCCCAGTTGTTGCTTCCTCAATATGATCATCCACAACAAAATATTCTAAAAATTCATAACGATCATTTGTAGTATCATGTACCTGAATCATTAAATACCCAGCATCATATCTGTCTTCAGCAACATCTAAATGACTTGGATATTCAGTGATAACATTTTCAGTCGGAGATCCAGATGATGCAATATTTGTAGTCGTGGACTGCAATCTAGCATGTTTCAGATCTAGAGTTGAAATACCAGATGATACTGAAGATAAACCTACAACTATAGCATTAACTACAGCGTTTGTTCCTATTCCAGCTGGGTTGAAATCAACTTTAATATTTGATCCATCGAGATATGCAGTATATGTTCCAAATCCAGTTGCACTAAGTCCTCCAGGAGAGGTGGTTAATTTACCATACTCAAGAATAGAAACATCAGTTCCATCATGGAGAATGTTCAGTTCTTGTGCTTCAAATTCAGTTCCATTAATTGTTGCACCATTTCCAAGAGATGGATTAGTAACATCTGGAGTAATTTCAACGAGGACTTTTAGAGAATGATATGTATTGCCAATACTAACAATGGTTGCAGGAGAACCAGAGTTAATAATAGTGCTATCCGAATCGATTAAGACGCCTCCAATCGAGGTAGATCCTGTACTCAGATAATTATCATTTAAATTATAAGAAATTGATGTAAGATGATAATCATTTACCGATGACTTGGTTGGGAAGAACAATAACTGGCCATCCGATCCAGATATTGAGAAATCAAAAGATCCTTGATCATATACAGATTCAACTCTTGCATATTGATTGAGATATCCAACATTTCCGTCATGAATGAGGTCAACAATTAATCCTTGTCTTTCTTGAGTAAATCTCTTATCTTTCAAATAAGTGAAGTACTTTCTAAATCTGACATCATCCAGATTAAATGAATCAAGTATACTGAAAGCAGTTGCTCTAGGATTACTGTTAAATTGTGGAGAGATATCATCAATAGAGAGAACTCTGTTTCCAGATGATTCAGTAAAATCTGTTAAAATCTTGTTATCAAGAATGATTTCATCAGAAAGAATACTACCATCCGAAAGATTTACATTATTTTCTGTAGCAATATCAAAATCAAAGACACAATTAGTATCTACAAATCCATCTAAACTACTTACAATAGTAACATCGGTCAATTCAGTAGAAATGCCAACTTTCATAGATGCATCTAAATTCGTTGACTCAATCTGAAGATCACTGAATTTTCTATATCCAATAGTGTGATTTACCGAGGATACTACATCATTCCAGTCATCAAATGGAATAGTGCTCTTCAGTGAATATGAGAAGTTTTGATAATAGAAATTATCTTGGATTCTTTGTAAATTATCATTTAAGAATCCAGAACCAGTTTGATTTCCGCTGAATATCTGAGCAGAAACATTTGTCTCAAAGTATGATTCATATGATGTTACATCTAAGGCGGTTCCGGAAAGTTCTGAAGTAAGTCCTCTTATAACTTCTCCTTTTACAAAATTATCAGAAGAGAGCACTCTAAGGGTTTTTGTTGGTCTATCCCAACTTTGAACAATACCTTCTTTTCCATTAGTGGTAACTTTTTCACCAGTAAGATAATCGCCTGTAGTTAATAATACATCAAAGGTTGGGAAATTCTTTTGTGCAATTATCTGTCCAGAAGAATTAATTACATCAAATTCTCCTGGAATTTCTCCTTCACCCAATTCGTTGCTTAAATTATATGCAACGGAGCCAATTCCACCAATATTAGGAGTTACCGCATTAAGAGTGAATAATTTATATCCATAGTTTTTTGAATTATAACCTTTAATAGTAGTACCAACACCAACAGTACTAATATTCTCTATCATCACTTGATCACCAACTTCAAATGGGAATGAAGTGCTAAATCCAATCGCCATGGTTACAGTTACATCTTTAGTAACTGTATTGAATCCAACTGTACTAATTCCAACTCCATTAGTATTCTTTGTTGGCAATACTGTTGGGGTAGAATTATTAATTCCTCTAGTATTACTTAAAATAGTTACCTCTGAGTCTCCTAAAGAATACCTAGTGGAAATATCAGTAATTTGATTGCCAGTTTTACCATCAAAGAAAAGTAACTCTGGTGCTGCAGAATATCCTCTTCCTCCAGAAACTATATCAATAAAATCAACTTTAGCAAAAGAATCAACATTGATAATTTGTGGAAGAGAAGCACTTGGTTTTAATGTACTATCAGTTGGGAAATCATATCCAACATCATTAATTTTTACTTTCTCAATAATTCCAATATCTCCACTAACCGATACTAAATCTCCTCTTACTCCCTCAATAGAATTGATAGACTCAATTGAAGGTAAAGTGGTGTAGTTCTTACCAGCACTAGTAACCTCTACTGTGGATATTGGTCCAGATGTATGAGTGCAATCAGTTGTATAAGTTATACTAGATGAAGTTGATACATACGAGTTTGCTTCGGGATTTTGAGGCAATTCAAATTCAAAGAAATCAGATCCTGCAATGGAGACTCTTCTACTTCCGTTATAAACACTATTCTGCGTTATTATAGTGCTATGATTTAAAATTTCAGAATCTTGTATTATTTCTGATTTTACAATAGGAAGATTTGTATCAGAAACTGGATCTAAGCGATAATATAACCTTTCAGGGGTTGTATTTCCAATAGAAACTGATACCTTAGCAGAAGATGTTCCAGGAATTCCTGTTCTAGAAACACTAAAAGTCGAAGAAGACTGATCTGTTTCCCAACGACGAGTATATGTGTCGTCCAGATAGAAATTGAGTCTGAATGCAGAATAATCAGTAGCCTGTTGGACAAATCCTAAGGAAGAATCCGAAAGATCAAAATCTAATGATGAACTTCTAAAACATTTAATAGAAGGATTAACAAGTCCAAACTCACCAAGTGATTTACTTGCAATATCTACAACACTTGGTATTAGTTTAGTGGAATCATGGTGCGTATTAGATAATTTAAAGTTATTATCATCAACTTTTACAATATAATAAATTTTATCATTTACCAATCCTTGACAAGGAACGGCTGAAGAGTGAATTACTTTATCACCACTTTCATAACCATGATTCGATATAGTAATAGTATTGGTAGTGCTATTAACTCCTACAGCACTAAAAGTCTCTATTCCAACAAGTGATCTTCTATTCTCATCATTATATTTTACAACATATGTTGTTGCAAATGATGGATTAACATCAATGTCGATAAAGTGTCCTGCGCGAATACCATGATTTACATCAGTGGTAACGGTTACAGTTCTTTTTGCTAAATTTCCAGTTATATTATCATAATTTGTTGCAAAACTATGGCTATTACCAACACCAACTCCTGTAAAGAATAATGTTGTAGTTGTATTTCCTATTCCAATGAATCCGCCAGTAGATCCAAGTCCAACTCTTTGAGTTGCAATACCAATTAAATCTTTTGAAATTTTAGCAACAAAAAGTTGTTGTCCATCGGTCAGAGTTTTATCTACACCAATTTCTCCATTGTCATTGTAGACAATACCTTGACCACCATTTGAAGAATATGTAAGTAAATCGCCTGTCTGTAAGTTATGATCCTTAAAATACAGAGATTTGATTGGAACTGCGAGAGAACTCGCTCCAAAAGTTGTTCCAAGGCCAACAGTATTTAATCCAAAAGAATCAAATTGCAATACTGATCCAATTCCAACAGCAGTAGTACCAAGACCTACAGTTTCTTGTGGTTCAAAATATATTTCCTTATTTCTTTGGAATTCATACTTAGTTTTGAATCCAGAATTTATCTCAAACCTTCTTGGTACTTCGGTTATAATGGTTCCTATTGTATGAATAGATCCAACAGTATTATTTACTGCTCGCAGAACTCTAAATCTAGAATTTTCCTTATCTACATTTAGAACTTTTACTTGTTCTGTGCCAATACCCAGAATATCATTCGGTACAATGTTTGAATCAGTTAAATTTGACGATACATTAAAGAAAGTTACTAATCCAGTGATATTTGTATTTCCAATAGCAACTCCTATAGTACCCTTCCCAGCAATTGGGAACTTCTCACTTGAAACTCCTATAGAGTAGAATCCTTCAATTTTTGATGATGTCGTAGAAATACCACTAACATTAACAATATCTAAATCTATGAAATTATGAGGAGATGTTGACTCTACGAGATATCTTCCTTTCTTGGTTGAGGGAATAAATTCGACATTAGGAATTTCACTTATAGCAGCACTAATACTATTAACAGGTCTTCCCTGCAGTCTGGAAACTCTTCCAGCTGCTCCAAATCCAGTTACATCTTCAGAGAAGTTTAAAGTATCTCCAACTCTATAATTATCTCCAGCACTCTTGACATCTATTCTGGAAACTCTTCCTCTATTTGTAGATAAAATTTTTCCTGTCTGAGATAAACCATTTGGAGAATATATGTAAGGATATTCAATACCACTTTCTCTTAAATTATAAGAAATTGTGTTTCTGCACCAATTATTTGCTGCAATATCATAATCATCTTGATTAGAAGATTTTGCAAAATTAAACTCATTTGGAGTAGAATGATATTTGTCTCCTAAAACATATGGGAATGTTGGTATTTTGTAATTTTCAAACAATCCAGAAGATTCGATACTGTCGGGATTGACTGTAGTAAAGTAAGCATAAGTTCCATTTGGATATTCTGGTGTTATACAAAATCTTCCATTATTTCTATCAAGATAACTATCGTCATTATTCTCATGATAAGTAAAATCTTCTACAAAGAATCCTAATGGGAAAATAGATACTGATGGACCGTTAATACGAGTTGTATTAAGTCTATAACTAGACTTCATCAAAGTGACTACTCCACCATCACTATTAGAGTATCCATATGGACCATAAATTGGATTTCCATCATAAGCCCAACCAATGATTGGGGAGTGGTCAGTAAATTCTGTTTCTTGAGAATTAACTAGTTTTAGATCCGGCTTTCCATATAAGATATCTCCACCTTCAGAGACCGAATAGATCATTTCTCTTAACGGTCTAGGTGTATACAATGAGTAACATTGCAAACCATAGTCATCACTTAAAGATCTTTGTGCAACGGTATCATCAGATTTTATTAAATTGTTATTGTATAATTTTTCAAATAAATTTACTCTCCATCTTTGTATTTGTGGAATAAATGAGAAATCGTCCTCGGATGGAGTTATCTCAATAGTTACATCTCCAGAAACATATCCTGTTCCAGGTTCTATAACTTTTACTTCACTGAGTCTTCCATTTGAGAAAATTGGAGTTAAAACACATCCAATACCAGTTGTAGATATTATTTCTAAGTTTGGAATAGATGTATAGTTAGATCCAATATTTTCAATTATAACTTCTATAATTCTTCCATCAGCAGTAACAATAGGTTTAACCTGAGCATTTTCTCCAGATCTTACAGTTACCTCTGGTAATTTGGTGAAATTAATAATTTCACTAGTTCCATATCCAGATCCTTTATTAGATAAATGTATTGAAGTTAATTCTCCTCTGAAAATAGGTTGAACTTCAGCTTTATATGCGCTAGATTCAATTCCAGTAACAGTTGCTATACCAACTGGACCTTCTACTGTGACCGATATTGGAGGATAATTGAATATCTGTGTTCCAGTACCATCACTAGTTAAATCAACATATTGTTTTGTTCTATAGAAGAAGTCTTCATCTGTTATTGGACCAATTTCAGATAATCTAAATTGGTTAGAATCAATTACTGTAGCATAGTAATTAGTTCCATCACTCAATCCACCAATTGCACTTGTTCCAGCAGAGTATCTCAATACTTCACCAGATTTATAATCATGGTTTTCTATAGAAATAATATCGGATGAGGTATTGATTCCTGCAGAAGTAACGGTTCTTTTTTTGTTCTCATAACCAATTCCGCTATCGACAATGTTTATTGAGTCAATGACAGATTTTGAAGATGCACACTCTAAAGTATGTTTTCCAATACCATGAGATGATAAAACGACAGTATTAATGCCAACAATTGCTTCCTCTAAAGTGTTATGCAATTTAATTGTGGTGGCATCAATAACCTCTGCAAAATATGTTGCACTGGTTGATAATCCACCAACTACTTGTTGAGAATTTGGATTATAAACTATTTGCTCACCGTTTCTAAATTTGTGATAGGTTGAGAATCCAATAGTAGAATTATTAACACCTATAGAAACTCTTGCAGATTGTACATCTGAGAAAAATTCTACTGAGTGAGAGATTAATTTCGTATTTACTAAAGCTCTAGCATTAGATCCATTTCCGCCTGTTATTGAAACGATAGGAGTTTCTGTGAAATCAAATCCTCTATCAATAATTTGTAACTCTCTTAATTCTCCACTAACTGCGAGGAATCCAGATGCACTAGATCCAGATGGATCTGTTATTACTAAATCTGGTGGATTGATTATATCAAATCCATTTCCTGGAGACGAAATCTCAATTTTTTCAATTTTTCCAGTATGAACTGTGTCTTTCGACTTATAGTTTAAAATCTCAACACCGTTAACTAAAATTCCAGTAGCTCCTGGTGCAGTTTCAACTTCAACATCATTATTAATTGGAGTAGAAATTTCTCTATAAAGTCTTTGAGAATCTACAACTCTACCAGATGTTTCTGACAACTCAATAGTATTGGAAGTAACCGTAGTTGTCGATACATTTACAAAATTTGATGTATACAAATTAGCTGGAGATTTTGCTAATTTGATATTATTACTATCTACTCTTTGAATATAATATATTCCTTCACCACCAGTATCTCCGCCAAACAAAGAAGATTGAATAGAAGTTTCAACTATATCTTCCCCATCAATTGTAATAGTTGTTTGAGTTCTCTGAGGGGTGTAATATACAGATTCTCCACTGTAGAATCCGTGGTCATTTATTGTGAAAGTATCTCCAGAAAATGTACCACTAAAAGTTTTTAAGGATTTTGCTGCAACAAGTGGTATATCTTTAAATGATGGTAAGGAGTTCGATGCAACTAAAAGAGAATCTCCATATTGTTTTTTATAGATATTTTGAACATTTGCATGGAATTTATTAACTTCTGAAATAGTTGAGGACTTTACTTTCCTTAATTCTCTTAGTAAAGTGTAAGTTCCTGCAACATTAATAGTTCCAGTAGTTTTAATTACTACAATTTTGTCTGTGATAATATCAAGAACTTCTGCATCATGGGATTCTACACCAGTTGTATTCTCAATTTTTACAGAATCTCCGAGAAATAAGTAATTTTCTTTATTTAAAGTTAACTTATAAGTTTTTGGCGAAACATTACTAATCAATTCAATGTTATTAATTGCATATTTAACTGGATTATTATACAACCAGTTTTTAAATTTGAAAGTAGTATCTTCAACACCAAGAGTTTTTACATCAAATTGATCTTCTGCTTTGTAATCAAATATTCCATCTTGCTTTGAAAATCCAGATAAAACTGGAGTAATACGAACTTCAGTAAGAGGTTCTTCAGAAGGTTTGACAGAAGCAAAATCTTCTGTACTTAAAGTGTCTCCATCAATTAGAGTATCTGTAATATTGCTACAACCTAAAAACTGCGTTATTGTTTTAGATGTATAAGAAACAATACCAACTTTATCTGTAATTGCATTTGGATAATCTACATAGATTTCTCCAGAATTTGGAAATCCTATTGTTGAATCTACATCAATGAAGGTGGATCCAGCAGCAACATTTCCAATAATATGAGTTTTTGGAGCTACTTTAAATGTTCCTATAGTCGATCCTTGAGATCTAGAGTCTCTATTATATCCATCATCAAAAGAGAGTTTATAAAAAGTTTTTCCAGCTCCTGCATTTACTTTTTCAATATCGTATATTGCAGTATATGTCTCATCATTATCACCTTGGAATATAGTTCTACTTTCTAGATCTGAAGGATCTCCATTAATCGATTCTACTAAAAAATTAGAAGTTACTAAGTTATTAGCATTTGAAGGTGTAAACAGATAATCTCTTGGTTTTGTTATCTCAACATTTACACCATAAAGTGCTTTAAATAAAATTTTATAAGAATCGTCTGTTCCTTTACTTGTGTAAAAATCTTTTGCTTGCTTTATAAAAACATTCTGATTTACATTAGACGATAAAGGTCTATCCGATAAACCTGGTAGAATTTGAATCTTAGTTTTGTTTAAAAATTCTTTTAAGAAAAGGCAACTTAAGTTTTCAATAGTTGCACCATCTTTATGATCAGCAGCTGAAGTAGAATTAAAGACTAGATTCTCTGGATCAGAATCTGATTTATATGAAGTTACTCCAATAAATCCTCTAATACATCCAGTAAAAGAAGTTTCAGTTTTCCCAGTATAAGTTATTACTTCATCGCCTATTTTTAGAAGGCCATAAGAATCTGGAAATTTATCCGTTGTTGAATCATCTAAATTTATTGTTGTTGCAAATTCGTCAAGATCACCACTCAAAGTTACAAAATGATTTAAATTAGTCTGCTCATCAACCTTTATATACTGATCAATGTTCTGTATTAAGTCAACAGGACCACTTTTATACTCTTGACCAATATAATATTGCTTTAAAAATTCAGAGATAAGAGGGAACTCATTCTCAACATAAGTTGGAAGCTGGTTCTTAACGATGCTGCTAAACTTGATTCTTGTTTCTGCCATTTTTTCTATATCTCTGAATTAGTAACCGCCGCCTGAGCCCGAAGGTGTTGATGAACCACCAGAAGTTCCTGAAGTTGTACCAGCAAAAGAACTATTAGTAGAAGTAGTCGTAGATGCTGTTGTAGATGCTACAGTAGTAGTTGTAACACTTGCAGGACCACCGACACGAACTAAATTGCCTTCTGCATATGAAGAAGAAACAATGTAACTAGATGCTGATGGATCGAGTCCTGATGCGATTTCGTCTGATACCATTTCAAATGTACTGTTACTAGTATCTAGTTGCAAATAAAGGTCCTGTAATCCGACAACATCATTTGATAGTGGTGTTGCTTGTACTTCTATGACCTGTTGACCATCTTTTTCCATTCCTGCAAGAATATTCATTGCATTAATGGTTACAATACCATTTACATAGTCAATAGTTCCTACATTAGACCTTATAATTGTTGGATTCTGAGATCCTGCATTAGGAACAGTGAATAAGAATAAAGTTCCATTCACTCTACTAGAGTTTGGTATATCACTAAGGTAAACTGTTTCACTAATTCCAGAAACTCTGAATCCGCTGGATTTTATATTATATCCATCCATACTTGAAATATGGAATTGATTACCAAATCCAATTTGATACTCTGCAATGGTATTGGGTACAACTCTTAAGTCTCTCCTCATCTTCACAACAGTAATATTTGAAGTTACTGCTTCATGACTATCGTCAACTACCTTCAAGAATTTACTATACTTAAATCGAGCACCATACTTATTTAATTCAGTAGAACTGGCGTACTTAGCAGCATTATTAGAAACTACTGATGAAACATCAGCCGCTGATGGTGCTAAATTCGTGTTATAATAAACTTTTGAACTTACTTCAAGGTAAAGATATTTAAGATCTAAAATTTCAGGAACAACACCTGCTACTGCATATTTTTTTAATCTTAATTTGATATTATCCTTAATTAAATTTGGGAGGAAATCGCCAAATCTAGGTTTGATGCTAATAAAGACCTTTCCATATTGTGGGGGGATTAACTCTTCTCCACCAAACACAGAAATAGACTCTGTATCTGGATATATCTTTGCAGGAATCAATGTTTCATAATCATCTGCAGTTACTGCACGATTTTGAGTCGCATAAATCTTTGGCGCATACTTTCTAACAGATTCAACTGATTCAATCGATGACCCACCTCTAGAAGTATATTCAGGTGTTAAAAGTGATATACCACTTGTAACTGTATATTCATTTCCATCTCTTACATATGTCAATCTACCATTAAAAGCAAACTGAGAGAATCCATTTCCAGAATCTCCATTAGTTACTAAGTAAGTAACCGTAATATAGTTTTGATCATCAAGTTTTTTACCAAAGAACCCATCACCAAAGAATATTTCATATCTTTCATCTGCTACTTCTTGTAAGAAGTAAACTTTTGACTCAGAATTAAGATAAAATAAACTATTCTGTAAAGAATATTTTACGGTTGCTGTTGAGGACTCTGTATTCTTAACGCCAACTCTGATTAAATCGGAATCAATTCCTACATTTGGTAAAGTAAATTTTTGTTGGGGATTTCTGGCACTGTAAGTAAAGTTTTTCTCTACAACTGTTCCTTCATAAATGGGAATTTCGTTAAAAGCAGCGATGTTATTAACTACAGGAACGGTTATATCATCTAAAATACAGAACGACCCAGCAGTACCACCAAAGACCCCGCTAGACGCTGCTACAGTCCCTCTACGGAGGGTTATAGAGGCAGGTCTAGGTGTTATGTTAGATGCATCAACAAAAAATGATATTGCAGATGTTGCTGCTTTTCTTGATCTAGGCGTATATCCAATATTTCTTGCTAATGCAATTACATTTTCTCTTAAAGTTGCACTATCGATAAAAACTTCGTTTGCTACCATATTAGCATTATACGAAGTAATGTACGTATTGTATGCTAATACATCTAGAATGGTTGATAAGTTAGAACCTTCAAAGTCATAGTCCGTAAAATTGGAATTTGACTTTAAATATTCTTTGAGAGTAGTTTTAACGTCCTCAAAGTCTAAATTTGTAAAATTTACTAGTGACATTTTACCTTGTTGGTTGCAATACGAATTCTAATTGTTGTGTTGGAATATCAGCTCCTATAATGTCATATTTAATGACAACATCAAATGCATAACCATCAATATTGGCAAATGCATCTACAGATTGTAATCTAACTCTTGGCTCATATCTACGGATAGATTCTTGAATCTGAGTTTGAATTTCAATCGCAGTTAAATCATCCGCATTTTCAAAAAGTGAATCAGTAATACGAGATCCAAACCTTGGATTGAAAAATTTCTCTCCAGGATTCGTAAAAACAATGTTTTTTACTGATCTTGCGATTGCATTTTCATTTTTCATTGCAATCAGATCATTTGTCAGAGGATTAGTCTGAAAAGACATACTGATATCTTTAAATCCTTGACTTATCCTTTCTAAAGGCACAACAATACGGCAATTATGTATTATTTATCAAGGATTTTCTCAATTCTTTATTCGTAAAGTGGTTCTGGATCACTAACCTTCTCAATAACAGAGTATCCATCAGCAAAAATCTCACCTTCTTGTTGAAGTTTTTTCTTTTTTGGCGTTAAATCGTCATTTGAAATCTCACGCAGCATCTTTTGATGCTGCTGATTTGCCAAATTATCCAAAAAATCGTGTTCAGTGCTCATATTTTTCCTTTTTTGCTATTTATTGAGGGTCTAAATGACGCCCTTCTTGTGATTTATACATATCTTCTAATTTTTCTTCTTCATTTTTACGCTCTTTTGCTGTTTTCCAGAAATATTCGTCCTCTCTACCCATTCCAAGTCGCTCAAAACCATTTTCAACACTATAATATTCAGTTGAAACCTTAAAATCAGGCATTTTTGGTTCTTCAGGTGTCAAACTATTGTCAAAAATCCGCATTCTATTGTTTGGATACAGTGCATACTGTCCATTATTCAATTCAATAAGGTTATGTGACTTATGTTCAGCTGGATTTTCACTTGTTGCATAGTCAATTACATCAGGATCTTGATGATAATTGTCTAATGTACAAACATATGTACCTTTTTGAATACCAAAGTCGCGTGTATACAGTTCATAATCCATACTACCAATGAATTGCTTCGTAACTGATACCACACCATAGTCCATACAGTTCCAAAACTGTAAATTAGGTAAATCCATATCAGGATTTGGTGTTTCAGGTTCACTTACAAATGCACTAATTGGTAATTTATCGTACATTGCCGCATATTCAGGTAAATATGTCTCAAAATAAAAAGCGCGTCCAGGAATCGACTTAGCCGATACCCAAACGCCCTTAACAAATTCACCATGACCAAATTGATGATCAGTGAGATATTCTTTTCTTACCCATACCTCAACCGAGGGGAGGTTGCAAATAAGTGCTGCCATGATAAGTTAACATTGCTTTACTTATTTACCCTGTCCGCGATACTTCTTTTTTGCTTTATTACGAGAAGTCGCGGATCTTAATGTATACTGCGAGTTTCCTTGGCGAGTTTTTTTGGGTTTCCCCTTAACATAAGTGCCACCTTTCATCATCATAGTTCAGTACCTCAAATAACGCGAGTTTTTTCGTGACCAACTCTGATACGAGGGTCACACCAGATTTCAAAACCTTTCTCTTTTGCATCAAGACAGAATGAGACATCCTCTCCACACATGTCCTGTACATTACCACTCTCAAAGACTTGCATCTTAGGAGCAAACCAAGGGTATTCAAGATTCTCAAAGACACCCTTCTTAATGAGCACCCATCCAAAACCTGTGTAGTCTACAGTGAATGGCTTACGCCGCTTACTGATAGATTCCACTGTTTCGTGGTTCATTACTCCACCATTATTACGGAACTCATCTTCTTCCAACCAATGTGCAACTGATGTAGTTACACCATCTTCAGTAGCATACCATCCTGCAACAATTGATTTCTCTTCACCTTCCGCAGGAATTGCCATGTCACACAATTGCCAGAACTTCTCAGTGTTGAATACAATATCACTATCAATCCACAACTGATAATCATACTCCAACTTACCATCCCAAGGTACTTGCTTAGGACCACGAAGTACATTTGCACCTAAACACTTACATCGTGCAAAGTTAACCATAGACGAATAGTCTTGACTAATCTGAATACTCATACCATTCTGTACCATATCAAAGCACAGTTGTACAAAGTTCTTCAAAAATGTAAATGAACACCCACGACCAGGAAGACAAAATACAATTGTCTTTCCTTTCATTCGTTCCTTAATTGATGCAATATCCCACTCTACCTTCTTCGGAGTAGGTGCTTTTGCTTTTACCGTGAATCCTTTAGCCATAGTTTGAATTAACCTTCAAATCAATTATAGTATGTGTTATGTAGTCTGTCAATATGAATCTTCGCCAAGGGGTTCTGCAGTATTATCCGAACTATATCCAAGGGGGCGATTGCATACCTCATATGATAAATCCTCAAGTTCATAATCAGTCTTCATTAGACCAACCATTCCCTTGAGGGTTTCCCATGTATTATTAAATTCTTCTGTACTTAGATTGTTATATAAACACTCTTCTTTTGCATAAATGTGATAAACCTTTTCCATTGGTTTTTTACCTCCGGGATTTTTTTTCTGTAAATGAAATCGACTTTCGCATTATATATCGAGGTCGATCTGTCACCTCTGTAGGTTAGGGGGACCCATTAATTTTATATCACGCCCGCCGACGATAACAACGAACGCCGCATAATAACTGTCAAAAACTGATAGTTTCCTCTATCATATCACGGAGGGTCGCTGATGTCAACCCCCGTGTGATAAGACTGCTAAAATGTTGCTAACTGCCCAGAGAGTAACTGTCAGTAACTGCCCTATGATTACCAGCGGACAGGCTTACTCAGGTCCTCAACATAACTGTCAATCAATCGCTCAGATCCTTCGAGTTCAAAAAGATCCTCCCATGAAATCTGATGCGGGTCAAAGTCTTCCATCACCTCAAGATCCAGAGTGATTCTATAGCGTTGCTTCTGTGCCTGACTGATAGCGACTGACATGATTGACTCCGTGGGTGATACTTAATGAGTATAGAATGGACTGGGGATATTGTCAATCTTCCAATCAGTATTTATAAGGACTGCTGATAATTTTGCGAAGATCTGTGTAGGAATTTTTATCATCGCCCCCTTGACATTTCTGCGAGAGTGTGATAGACTGCTCGCTTAGATCACAAGACCTAGACACATTTCCAGAGAGCATTTGTGAGGACATTAGTGACAACAATTAGAGAGACTTTTCCACAGATAACTAATACTTTTCCACACACATTGTGGAAAGAGATAAACAACGCATATATGTTTTTTAATACATTTTTTTATATAATCTTT